TTTTGAATTTGTCGTTCAAGCTTATCGTACTAGAGGGATAAAATATTCTTTGTCAAATGCAGCAATTATTATTGAGAGGATTATTCAGGAACGTTTAAGAGATGGGTTTGCCGTAGTTACTCCACCCTCAAATGTGAAAAAAGAGATTGAGGAAGATTGGCATAAATCATTAACGGAATATAATCCTAGTATAATGAATTGCTTTTCAAGAAATAAGAAATATTTAAAAGTATGGGAAAAAGAAGGAATAAGTTTTGATGCAATGGATAAGTTTGGAATTAAATTTGATATGATTAGAAATCGTATGGTAATTCCAATATATGATGACAAAGGAGTTTTTGTTGGAGCTAAAGTGAGAAACTTTAATCAAGAAGACATTGAAAACGGACGAAAGTATATGCCCCTTATTCACAATAACGAAATTTATACTTATGATAAGGGAAAGATATTATATGGACTTAATTTTAATAAAAAGAATATTAAAAACGCAAAAAGAGCAATTATATTTGAATCTGAAAAATCAACCATATTATATGAATCTCTTTATGTTGGAAATAAAGCTGTATCAATAGGAGGAAGTAATGTTAGCATATATCAAGCAGAACTTTTGAAACAATACAAAGTAGAAACAGTAGTTCTAGCTTTAGATAATGATTATTCTTTATTGCCGAATGAAAATGGTGAGTATGATAAATATTTTGGATTATATAAAATGTTAAAAGAAGCAAATAAGTTAGATGCCAAAGGTTTTAATGTTGAAATAGTTTATGATTGGGAACAGTCTTTTCTAGAAAACAAAGATGCCCCTATTGATAAGGGCAGAGAA